GACAGCGTCGATATCAATCATCTCGATTGCGGTCCTGTCCTCGGCGGAGCCAGAGGAGGCGTCTATGGCGCACACGTATCTGTGGCCAGGAATCGGGTCCTCCCATATCCAGGTTTCAGGCACATAGGGGTCTTTCAGCCTCCAGTTGTCGTCCGAAACCTCACGTATCACGTTCTGTAACAGATGCTGTTCGATAACCTCTGGTGGTATCACGTTGTCCGAAGAGCCGAGGAACGAGACATCAAGTTCCTGTGCGATTTTCTGCTCGTCCATGTTGAACGACTTGCACATCTCGATATACCACGGGCTTTCTGGCTTCCATCCTTCCCTTTCGAGCTTGCGCCATCTCTCCTCGTTGTACTCGATTTCCCCTCGCGGGCCCACTACTGGGTCTATGTCCCATTCGATTTCTCCAGTCTCAGGGTCCTTCCTCCACCATTTGAGGTTGCGCTGATATCGCAGGTCCTGATACCACTTGAACTCGATTGGCGTGTAGTTGTTGATGCCTTTCAGGGCGTTGGAATATGTCCTGTAGTACAACTGGTCCTTGCCGTTAGGGGTCGACACCATGACAATCTTTGCGTCCCTCACGGATGAGGTTGCTGCGACTGCCTGGGCATACACGGAGATACCGTTCTGGATGAATGCAGCCTCGTCAAATATCAGTATAGAGACAGCCGACACACCACGGGCCGCGTTCTCGCCAGACGAACGGGCGTAAATCTTGCATCCGTTGAACAGCTCGATTTTGTCCTTATTCTTGGTCTTGTATATAGACTTGGAGTTCTTGGAACTGTTGGGGTCTGGCGAATAGTAGTCGCTGCCCCACATCCACCTGGGCACCTGGTCCAGGAAATTGGCCATCTTTTCAAGCAACTGCTGCGATATATCCAACTTGTTGCCTATGCACAGGATTGTCTCTGGAGCGTCCTTCGGGGCGAACACACACTGTCCAGTGGCCCATCCAGCCGTAACAGTAGTGATACCAGCCTGACGGTGTTTGATAGCGATTGTATTACTGTTGTCCCTGAGGCTTTTCAGGAATTCATATTGTCTCGGGAAAACTTTGAAAGGCACATCCTTTCTTTCGTCGGCATTGAAAGTCGATAGATAATTCTCAATAAAATAACGTCTTGTTTTGTCGCGATAACATTTGGCGTATTCTTCAGCGAAATTTATAGCCATGATAATGGTTTTTGTATTTATTCGATATCCAACGACCGTTCCAATAGTTCGTCTGGAGTAAAGCAATCTTCGCTAAGAATCTTCAATTCGTCTGAACTGTATTCGGAATTGTCGTTTATAGGATATTTTTCATTATTAACTTGGACAAAGTTGTTGAAGTCGTCAACCTCTTTGTTGTATTCGATTGTATCGGCAAGTTCCTTGGTCATCTCAAGGCCCTTATTCGTTCTTTTGAAAGCATTTTGCAAGTACATATTGAACACCTCAGGTTTTAATCTGGAAATCTCCATAATCACAAAGTTCGCCCCTACCTCGGTCATATCGTAGCCGCATTCAGACAGCTCGTCGGCAAGTATACCCCACAACGGAACACCGAGGCGCATGTCCCAGTTCTCGGCCAGTCGGTAGTCGGCCTTGGCCATCACATATTCGGCCCTCTCCTTGTCGGTCGGCAGACCGTGTAGCGAGGCAACCTCAAGCAGACCGTGTATGACGTATTCGAACAGCACTGGGAATATGGTTCCCTCGGCATCCACGACAATCCTCTCGTTTTCGTCGCCGATATTGACGTCCACTTTCCCGCTGTTGGTCCTCAAAACTGACTTGATTGTGTCTTTCTGGTTAAACAGAAGTATGTTGTTGTATTTGATAATCTCCTGATACAAATCTACAAGCCGAGGGTCAAGTTTGTATATCTCCTGGACATACATCTCGATATTTGTCGCATAATAGATTGAGGCGCCGCATATGAGGGCGTCAACCATCCTTCTCTTATACACCTCGTCGGACATCCGCTTCATGTCATCTATGTCGTCGAACGTGAAGCCTGACACTGGCTCAGGTGTCATCCTGTACTTGGACATGTCACAGGAAGTGACTAATTTTCCACGTATTGTGATGGTATCCTCAGGTATTTTGAATATTTTGGCGCACAGGTTGGAACACAGGCTTTCGAGAGCTTCCTTTATCGGTTCCTCCAGCTTGGTGCATTCAGTGACCAACTCCTTAAGCTTGCGCGCAACCTTGGTGACATCCTCACAGGTCATGTCACCCATCACCTCGCCGTAGCGTTTCCTGACAATATATCCGACAAAACTTTCCTCTTCATCTGGAGGCAGTGCTGGATGTGTACCAAGAGAAGTAGTGTTCTTCTCTATTGCGTCTTCAAGGAATTTAGGCAGCATGGCTCACAAGGTTTATTCGCTTATAATGCCATACTGAATATGAGCTTCATGGCGCCTTGCAGGTTGTTCAGTACAGGGGTCAAATCGTAACACCTGACCTTGTCTTCACCAACATATTCTTCCAGGAACTGATAAGCTACTTCAATCCTCAGTTTAAGTTGAGCAAGTTTTGATTTCTCGTCTCCGTCAGCCATCGGGTTACCAGCCACCTCATTCAGCCTTTTTTTTGAACCCAGAAAGAACTCGTTTAGGCTTACGACCTTCGAGCCTTTTTTCAGGTTCTTGGTCCTCATTTCGTTCAGTTGTTTGAACGTGATAACATTCTCGTTAGTGCTGGACTTTTTCGCCGCCACGTCAAAACCGTCGGCGGTCTTTGCGGACATGGCCACGTCACCCTTGTTGATTGCGTTGTTCAGGTCTGGGCTCGCAGAAGCCTTCTGGGCGACTTTTTTGATAGTGTCCATAGGATTGGCGGTACTAGACTTTCCGTCAACGTCGCTGTCACTTATTTTAAGCATTTCGCTCATGAGAGCTTTTGCCTGGTCTTCGGTTATCTTGATTTTTGACATATTGGTAAGATTTTATATAATATAAATATATAGCGCATAAACAAAAAAAAAACATCCGTCCGATATGGACGGATGTCTAATTTTATGACGGCTGCCGATTATTGTACAGTCTTAGTTTTTATTGATTGGCGCCGTGAAAGGCTTTCTGGTAAAACTGTTTCTTTGTCCAAGCTGTTCAATTTCACCCTTTGGAGCCTCTTTTTTCAGGTCGTTTTTCCTTTTGAAGAACTCTTCAAACACCTTGTTGAAACGTTCCTGCAACGGGGCTTGCTCAGCCGTTGGGTTGGCCCCGCCGCCCATCGGGTCGGCTCCTGCCATTCCGCCAGCGTTCGGGTCGGCTCCTGGCGTTGTGCCAGTGTTCTGGTCGGCGGTATCGTCCATGTTTGCATCTCCGCCGTTATCTCCGTCAGAACCGTCACCGCCCTCGCGCCTCATGGCGTCGGCATAACTGGACATAAGCTCGTCCATTTGGTTCGGCTGGAGCCCAGTCTTGGTCGCGGCGGCTATTGTGTTCACGGCAGTCTTGTTCAGCTCCATGTCTGGCTTGGGGAGTCCCTGCTGGTATTTCCTGAGCTCACTGGCGATTTTTGCGGCAGCACCCTCGATATATTTCTTCGGGTCTTCCTCAGGTGTCATTCCGATACCCATGTCGAAACCATTCCCGTTAGAGCCAAAGCCCCCGCCCATCGCGTTCGGGTCGCCCCCTGCCATCGGGTCTGTACCCATTCCGCCGCCCATCATGTTCGGGTCTCCGCCCGCCATTGGGGTGCCTGGCATTCCCCCGACCATCGGGCCGCCGCCTGGCGCTGGGGCCGCACCCGCCATAGGGTCGGTCCCTGGCATTCCGCCAGCCATGGGGTCTTGAGCGGCGGGAGCTCCAGCAGCTGGGCCGCCCATAGGCATGCCAGACGCTGGAGCTCCGTTATTACCTAAGTTTAGGTACGTGGCTTCATTCAGTCTTTTTTTTTACCAAGCTCGCTGACGATGGCATTGGTAATTGCGTCGACAGCGTCGTCAAACGGGGCGCTGCTGCCAATTTGTATACCGTAAGGCTTCTCGCCCTTGGTCGAGTCGTCGTTCCAGTCGCGGCCCCACTTTGAGGAGTCGGCGTTCTGCGGAAGCGACATGACCTTCTTCTGGTAGGCTGGGTGTTTGCCGAAGTCGTCGAGCACAGTGCCTTCCATCACAGGTTCCTGCATTCCGCTGCCCTGCTGCACGTCGACAGTTTCGTCGGCACCGCCGAAGTCATCCATCTCAACCTCGAAAACATATTCCTCGCTCACTGGCTGCTTGGTGTTGTTTGTGAAAGGCTCCTTGTAGTCTTTCGGGTTTCCGATACCTGGTTTTCCAGGAAGTCCCTCACTGCCCCAGTCGTTCTCTTCCTCGTTGATTTTATTGTCATAAGGCGCAGTGTCGCCGATTTCGGTTCCGTGGCTTCTGTCAAGCTCGCTGTCGCTTGATTTGTGCACGAACGCACGGTCGTCACGCCATGCGAGAACTTCCGATTCGTTCATACCCTTCTTGGCTTTGTTCTGGTATGGGTTGCCGCCGTCCTCGTCGATATCGTGGTCGCCGCAGGCTGCTTCGTACTTACCGCTCGGGCTGGTTCCCTTGACACCGTTCTTCTGGTACACGCTGTCTGGGTTTACGTTCTTGCCGCCATGCACATATGTCTTGTCGGTAATTCCGAGTTTCTGCTGGCTTCCGACATTACCCTTGTGCCCACCGCCGTCTTTCTTTGAAGGGCTGTCGGTGAACGGGTCGCCGCTACTCTCTTTTATGTAATGTACATTCTCATTTAGGAGGTTGTCCACGTTGTTGCATAGTTCATAGAAGCGGTTGAGTTCCTGGCGGGCTTCCTTGGTCTGTGCGTTCTGCCATTCGGCTGATTCATTGATAACATACTGTGACTTGACAGGCTTCTTTGAACCAGCAGCCTCGTTCACAGACATCAACTGGAAATTCAGGGCCTGTGAAGCCTTTGTGTATGAATCATATGACTTGCGGTTGTTGAAGCCGCCGACATAGTCATAGTCTTCAGCAAGAATTTCAGTGTTCTTCTTAGGGGCGACTTTCACATAGTACTTGGTTCCCTCCCTGAGAATACCATATGTGTTTCCGTCCGCTCCGAGCTGGCTGTATTCGATAATCCCCTTATC